CGATGCACCAGCGCTTTTCCTTTTCGACCCAAAACGCTGTGTTCGTTCTCTTTTTCATCGTTCTGCTCCTTTCGGTTGAAATTGCAAAAACATCCAATTTTTTTGATACTTGTTGACAATAACAACTGTTTGATGTAGCATATGGTTGTGAGCAGTTGTTTTGTGAGCTTTGGAGAGGGCCACAAAACAAAAATGGAAACATGGAGGTGACACGCAGATGCAGGAGAAAACGGCTGTTCTCGAAAGCACTAAGGGTGTTGAGAGGGACAGGCAATATATGAGGAATGTATACAACACCCTCTCAAAGGATAACCGCAAAAAGCTGGAAGTATACGCTGCCGCGCTGCGAAGAACCCAGCTCGCACACGAAGGGGCTGATTGAAGCGGCTCCTTTGTACACTGGCCCTTCGGCTTTGCCGAGGGGCTTTTTTGCTTTAATAACGAACAAAGAACGGGATCTGCACACAGCAAACCCCGCTCTTACAAGTGAATGATATTCTACGCCACATGGCACCCCGTCATTCCCGGAGGATAAACATAGAACGAGGATTAACTTTTGTTTTCTTTTTCAAACTGAGCTTTGAGCAGTTCGTACATATTGACCATTGGAAGCTCGATTTTTCCATGATTAAGAACCATAGAGGACATAACCTCCATTTTTGAACGGGCAATGCCATACACCGCTGCAGAGCCGTTGAACCACAATTTTGTTTCAAAATCTTCGTCAGGTACGCTCTTATCAATCATAAACTTGCCGTGTATAACCATGTGATACTTGCAGGAAGCTTCTGAGCCATCCTGCAATGAATAAACGCCGTCAAGAATGAGCCTGACATAAGCAGCCTTCTTAGAAGGATCATCAATTGGAACTTGCTCACTGATAGAAACGGAGAGCTGATGCGTTAATTCACACTGCGACACAGCATCAATGATATTATTATCAAAAGAGCATTCCGTAAGAAAGCTTCCAAGATACTGAATGTCAGCTTCAAACTGCTTTGCATCCATTGTGTGCACCTCCGGTTGGCTTTTTAGGTGTTTCAGGGAACCGAATCAACCTTGACGAAGAAAAGTCAGGCGTTTTAAAAGCTGTGTTGTTTGCAGCATCAGACTTCACATTTTCAGGCTCGGTGGACATGATTCTTTCATCGGGCTTCAAAGGGCACTGTACCGACAGCCCCAAAGCATCGGCAATGTCAATCAAAGTGTCGATGGTATAGTTGCAATCCCCGCTTTCCCAACGGGAAACAAGGCTTTGTTTTACCCTCATTTTATCAGCAAGATCTTTTTGCGTCCAGCCTTTTGCCATGCGGGTGTCGTGTATCATTTGCTGAATTTGGATATTTACAACGGCCTTTGCAAGTTCGGCAGTAGTCATGTTTTTGGCTATGGCAGCGATAAGGTCAGACAATGTTGTTCTATGAGACATTTTCATTCTCCTTCCATAAGTTCTGCAAAACGCGTTTTAGCAATAGGTGTGTGGGTACTGTATTCAGTGTTTTTGTGTCCTTGTCTTTCGTAGAAAGAAGATAGCAAGTATATTAAACCATCTTTATAAACAAAGAAAACCCGAAGATTTGAAATTCCAAGTTTGAACCTCATAGCACAAAGGTTCTTTTGCCCTGCCAAATGTTCGATCGGTGCACCCGGAGGGCCAATTGCGGCTTCCCCATTTTCCACAAGCTGTTGAATATACGATGCTAAACGTTTGAAAAACTTATCCTCTGAACCTGATTTTGCAAGTAAGCCAGCAAGCTCATCTCGGAAAACATCATGAACAATAACTGAATTTCCATATTTTGCAAGCAACATCACTAGTTGCAGCAGTGTTTCAAGATCATTCAATATAACCACATCCTGTCTGCGCCTATGCTATTATATCACTTATAAGTGATATTTACAACACTTTTATACACTTTTACACTATTATTATAGTAGGATGTCTGTACTTTACGGCTTTTCTTTCCCTTGTTCCTGCCCAAGCAGGAGCAGCTCTGCATACTCTCTCAGTTTCCGTATACTTTCGGCATTCAAGCCCTCCATCAGGCGGTCAACGTCTGACTGGGGGGCTTTTTCTTTTTGCTCAAGGGCAGCCGGGGCTGGTACAGGGGAAGGATCATCTGTTTCACCGTTGAGGTATGCTGCGCTGGTGTTCAACTCTGCAGCCCACACCTCAAGGATTTCTGGCTTCACCTTTTTGGTGCGCTTTAGGTTGCTACCGGCTTTGGACGGCAGGCCAACAAGGTCATAGAGGTGTGACTGCATCTTTCCCTGTTGCTTGCACAGGTGCACAAAGCGTTCAAATTGAAAAGTGTCCGGTTCAATTGGAGCACTATTGTCAGGAGAATGGGTTTCAGAAGTCGCTGCAGTTCCAATACCGGTCTTTAGATATTCAGTGCTAACATCAAAATACGTTGAAATTTTGGAAAGAGATGCCTTTGAGGGAATGGAACCATGTGACCATTGTGTTGTAGTGGCGTTTGAAAAGCCCATTTCACGAGCAGCAGCGGCAGGAGATACACCTTTTTGGCGGCAGAGTTCTAAAAATCGGTCGTAAAACATAGCAGCCCTCCGAAGAAAATTAGAAAAATTAGAAAAAACTATTTACATCTAAATCTAATAGTAGTATAATGATACACAGAGAACAGTATATCATACATAAATAATACTACTATATCAGTAAAAAATCAACAAGCGAGGTACAAAACGATGAAAGACTTCAACCTGAAAATCTCCGAGATCAAGAAGGCAGAGCGGTTCGCAGCAAAGGAATCTGGCAAGACCTGCTTCCTTGCAGCTATGAGCTATTCCGGCGCTGATGTGTTCGGTTGGCAGGATGTGCTCTGCGAGATGGACAGCGCCGAGAGCGGCGAGTATGTCAGCACCGTTCATCTTTGCGTTTACATGAACGACCGCCGCCGGTCTTATGTGGCCCGCGTAATGCCCACTGTTTGATGATGAAAGGATGGCTGAACATGAACGCACTTTCTATCAACATCCCCGCCAACTTTGTTGCAGACTGCAATAACACCTTAGCGCGGTACTACGCCGCCCAGACCGATACCGAGCGCCGGGCGGTTCTTGACCGTCAGACTGTTGACGGCCTGTGGTGGGCAATCAAGTTCGTCAGCAAGCTCTGCACCCCCTGCATGAGCGACAGGGAGCTGAAGCACGCAATCCGTCTCACTCACTTCCGTGGCTCTGTATGCCCGGAGTTTAAGGCTTGAAAGGGAAATCTATTGACCCGCCTGATGATGGCTGCCCGGCAGCAGCCGAAACCATTCCGGTGACTTCACCGAGATGGTCGCGGGAACCACCGCACAACACAATATTTTTTTGGAGGTACGAAATATGTCTGCAAACGTTGAAACGATGTTCTATGTCCGGGAGAAGCCTTTGCACGGTCTGGGAACCATGGTGCAGGAAGCACCCACCAGCGCAGAGGCGCTGAAGCTGGCCGGTCTGGACTGGACGGTTGAGGCCCGCGATATGTGGCTGAACGGCGGTTATGAGCCGATTCCCGGCTACAAGGCGAATGTCCGCAGCTCTGACAACAAGGTGCTGGGTGTGGTCAGTGACAAGTACCGCATTGTGCAGAACGCGGATGCATTTGCCTTCACGGATGCCCTGATTGGTGGTGATGTCCACTACGAGACGGCTGGCAGCCTGCTGGACGGCAAGAAGATCTGGCTGCTGGCAAAGCTGCCCGATTCCGAAATCTGCGGAGATAAGACAGAGCCGTATGTCTGCTTCTCCAACACCCATGACGGCTCCGGCGCTGTCCGCGTCTGCATGACCCCTGTTCGGGTGGTCTGCAATAACACCCTGAACATCGCCCTGAACACGGCACAGCGGGCGTGGAGCGTGCGCCATGTGGGCGATATCAGCACCAAGCTGGTGGAAGCGCAGCAGTGCCTTGAGATGGCCGGAAAGTACATGGACGCTCTGGCTGAGCGTGCAGATCAGATGGCAAACACCACCGTATCTGACGAGCGCCTGCGGAAGATCCTTGACGAGCTGTTCCCGGAAGCGGATGACATGAGCAACATCCAGAAGCGCCATGTGCAGGAGATGAAGGACGGCTACATGGTCTGTGTGATGGCCCCCGACCTTCCAAAGTTCCGCAATACCGCATGGGGCGCGGTGAACGCCATGAGCGATTTTGTTACCCACAGCGCTCCTCACCGTAACACGAAGAACTATCAGGCCAACAACTGGAACAACGTCATGGGCGGTCATTGGCTGATTGATGCAATGACCAAGGCTGTTTCCCGGTAAATCAGGAGGGCTGTGCTATCTGGCCTGACGGGCGCTTTGAGGTTTAAAATGACAAGACGTGATGAAATTGACGCAGAGATCAGAAATCAGGCAGTTCGCCTGTATCCGCGCTGCACCGCCCTGTTTGAGCTGCCGACAATGGTTTACTGGCAGATCATGCAGGATAACACCCTTCGGCACAAGCCGTACAGGGTCAGTGAGGAACACTGCAAGAAGATCATCCTTGCAATGCCGGAGTTTGATTAAGGAGTGAAAACTATGAATGAAAAAGAACACCAGAGAGCTGCCGATGTAGAAGAAGCCCGTGCAAAGCTTCTTGAATGCTTTCCAGGCAGTTTCATCCGTGATTCTGACGATGTAGGGTACGAGTTTATTGCTCACCCGCGCACAAACCAGTCTTTCATCTTAGAGGATTGTCACTACGTTGAAGATATCGAAGCAAAGGTGTTGGAATGGCTTTCACGGGCAGCATTCAAAACCGCACCGTATTCGCAGGAGTGGCGAAACCGGAGGTTCCACGAATTTATTCTTGCGGGGGTCAATGCTTTTCTTGACACCGATTTCTCGGAAGAAGATATGGATCTGATCTATACCTATATGGGCAACGAAATAAGACACGGTCTCACCATGGCCTTTATCTACCACGACATGAGCATGAAGTGGCTGAGAGAGCATATCCCAACTGAAAGGACATCATGAACTACTCTTGAAGATGCTGAAGACGCTTTGGTTATCACCGCAGCACCCACGAAAGAATGACCATCAGGCACCGGCTGGAAGGCTGGTGCTTTTTTACATCCGATGCTGTAATAATAATTAGAAATTTTAGAAAAACTATTTACATCTAAATCTAATAGTAGTATAATAGCTCATGTAAAGAACACCACAACAAACAGGAGGAATAGAAAAAATTATGAAGCGTTATAAGGTGTATGTCTACAACACGGTTGATAAGTTCTGGGACTGCTACGAGGTCCTTGCCGAGGACCCGGTGGACGCCCGGAACGTGGCAGTGCAGCGGTTGATCGACGAGACCGGGCACGGTCTTGACATCTACGAGCTGGCCGATGTGTGCGAAGTCAAAGAGTAAGGGAGGGCTAAGGGATGGACGTTTACGAGAACGCAGCTCGGGGCAGGCGCATCCGGGAAGTAGCTGATGTGGACAGCGTTAGTTATGTTGTACCCACAACGGGTTACAACTATTTCCGCTGGAAGGGATGCCGCCGGTCTGGCCAGTGGATTCACGGCGCGGAAGCCGAGACGCATTGTGATGCACTGCAAGTCTACTACAATGGCGCATGGCACCCGGTCGTTGCTTTTTCTCACGGTTATATGGGCCCGGCGGCTGACTACACAGTGGCTGGCGTGAAGATGTTTAAGGAGGTCTGAACGATGAAAATTTTCAAACAGGATGCACGCACCGGCGTGTCGTGCGGTGTGAATGATTTTGGCGAGGTGTTTTGCGGGAACGATCGTTCGGGTTATACCCTTCCGGATACACCGGAGAATCGGGAGTATGTTCTGGCCGATTTTGATTTCTGGACACAACCCGCCTGATGATGGCCCTGTGGCAGGGGCCGAAACCACCCGGCAGCCAGCCGGGCAAGGTCGTGGGAGCCACCCACAGAAAGGAGATTCGATACTGTGTCGAAGTATTACACCACCAAAGAAACCGCCAAAGCGCTTGGCGTATGTCAGGCAAGGGTCCTTCAGCTCAGGAAGCAGGGCCTGCTGGACGCTTATTCCCACGGAGAGAAGGGCAGCAAGAGCAAGTTCTACTTCCGCGCTGAGGATGTTGAGCACTATAAGCAGAGCCGAGACAACCCGGAGCAGCCGCCTTTGAGAAAGGTCAGCACAAGGGAGACTGACTGATGAACGGGCGGAACAAATACT